TTATATGACCCAGCAATCCCAGAGTATGAAGATTTTCCAAAAGGAAAATTTGATGGTGTGATGTCATTTGATGTATTAGAACATATACCAGAACAACAAATTCCAGAAACAATACATCAGATAACTAAAGTTGCAAAGAAGTTTGTTTTTCTTGGTATTGCAACAGACCCAGCCATTGCAGTATTACCAAATGGAGATAATGCACATTGTACATTGAAACCTATGGATTGGTGGGTAGAGATGATAAACAAACACTCTTATAAACAAGTATACACTCATGTTAAACTTCATGGTGGGATGCAAGACTATGCTATACTAAACGAATCACTTTACATGGACTTCTTTTTGGAAAATTTAGAGTTAAAAAAAGTCAACAAAATCAAGGACTTATAAAAGGGGTTGACAAAGCCATTTTTTTTCTATATACTATGAGTATAAACAATAAAGAGAAAGAGAAAAATTATGAAATATAAATCAACAATCTTTGTAACAAATCCAATCGGTAAAGGTGAGTTTACTTTAATTAGTAAGGTAGGAAATACTGAACAAGATTCCTACGACAATGTAATTGAATCATTTGAGAGTAAAGAGTTTTGGAAATATCACAACACTTATTGGATAGAAGTCAAAGATATAGTAAAAATTACAACAACTCAAATATAGGAGAGATTATGAGTAATGTGAAAAATATAGTCATGGAAGTTGAAGAATTTGTTTGGGATTTCTTTGACCAAGATGGTCAATTCGTTGCTGATGAAACAATCAAAGATAAAGATGATTTGATTTCAACAGTTGAGAACAACTTTGGTTCAATGGGAGTTGATATTGCAAAACAAGAAATCTTTGAGATTGAAACTGCCGACCACTTTAGTTAATAGAGGAATAAATGAAAAATATAATGATTGCAGCTTCGGTTGCTGTGTTGATGAGTACAACTGCATTTGCAAAAGATTGTAAGTATGTACAAAAAATAATCTTAGATGATAACAATGTTATCCTTAGTGCAAAAACAGAATATATTTGTAAAGAATCCAAACCAATTATTGTTCTACCACCAAATACATATACAGAAGTAAAAAGAGTAAGGCCTCGTGTAGTATCTCATACAGACTATGTGAATGGTAATTTTTATAATAATGAAAAAGGTCTTGACTTTCTCACAAAATTGATATATAATAGTAATTAAATAATGGAGATATAAGTGTTTAAAATATTAATTGGAATTGTATTGGGTGTAGTCTTAGTCACATACTACCCTCAAATCGCAACCACCTCAAAAGAAGTTTTTCTAGATAGTGGTGCTCGTGACGAAATCGTAAAATCATTGAAAGAGGTAAAATAATGAAATACTACGGAGTAAGTGCAATCGCACTATTAGTAGGATTAAGTGCTTGTGCAAAAAATCCAAGTCCATTGGGTGTAATCAATACACCAATGATTAAGTATAAAACAGAAAAGGTTGCAGCTGCAACTTCTAATATACCTAAATGGTATAAGACATTACCAAAAAAGGATAATGCAATTTATTCTGTTGGTTCTTCATCTTCACCAGACTTACAACTGTCTGTTGATATGGCAACACTCAATGCAAAGTATACACTTGCAGATAGGATTAATGGTAAACTTGATGGTATGATGAAAACTTTTATGACAAGGTTGGGAACAGATGAAGATATATCTGCAACTACAATGTCTGAAGTTGAAAAGGTAGTCAAGAACGTAATCGCATCTGTTGATGTTGCTGGTTATAATCCTAAAGAGATAGAAGTATTTCCAAGTGGAACACAGTTTCGTGCATTTGTATTACTTGAGTATTCAGACACAGAAGCTCGTAAGATTATCATGAATCGTATGATGAAAGATAAACTAGTGTATTCTAAGATTAAATCTACTAATGCTTTTAAAGAACTACAAAAAGAAGTTAAAAATTCTAAGAAAGAAGACCAAGCATCTTCTATAAGTAATATTACAAAAGAGATTGATAAGGTTTCTAATGTAACTGTTAAGAAAATTACAAAGGATATGATGAGAGGAGAGAACGAGAAAAACAAGGACTAACTGTCACAGTTCGTGGAGATGATATCAATGGAGCAATGCGAGTCTTAAAGAAACGTATGCAAGATGAAGGCATCTTCAACGAACTTCGTGAAAGAGTTGGACATAGGACTAGGGGTGAAAAGAAAAGACTTCAAAGAGCTGCTGGTCGTAAAAGATGGCTAAAAAAAATAGATAAACTTAGAGAACAAGGATTGTGGAATGATTAAGAAAAAACGTAAACCTATGACAGAGGAACAAAAGAAAGCTGCGTGTGAAAGACTTGCAAAGGCGAGAGCTGCAAGACCACCAGCAAAAACTAGTTCTATTCATCATAGTGTACTTGCAAGATCAGATGAGGATATGTTATCAGTAAAGAATATTCAGAGTTGGATTAAGAATCAAAAGGAACAACTCACAGAATATAGACATTCTGTTCGTAGAGATATAAAAGGTGCAGCTGCACAAGTTTCTAGTTGTGAGGGTTATATTCGTAACTTACAATACTATCTAAGACATGGTGATTACTGTGACGATAGATATGGTGCATACCAAGAAAAGAGGATTAAATGGCAGACGATAACATCAAAGGGGTAGTTTTAAAAGGGCCTTGGAAAAGGGCAAAGACTGTAAAGAAAAGTCAGACAGAAAAGATATCTAATGATATGGCATTTGCAGAAGATGTTGCAGAAAGTGTTATGATTCCTATGATACATGGTCTAGGAGAAAATGGTGTTGATATTAAAAGTGACAAATTTGTTGCAGAAATTGGTTTTATAAATGAGGTTGTAAAGGCTATTGTATATAGAACTATGAATTATCCACACCCAATGACTGGATTGATTGATGTTACTATGTCAACTAAAAAAGAATCTGTTGAAGATGTATACTCAAAATTTAATTATGAAAAAATAGAAGAAATGCTTGACACTTTACAAAAAGATGATGAGGAAGATGATAAGTAATTTTTTGAAAGTTGTAGATTTATCTAAACACAATCAAGTTTGTTTAGATGCAATTAGAGAAAGTGAAGTAGGTAACTATTCTTTTATTAAAGGAGATAGTAGTTATGACACTAACAAACAATTTCTATTTACATCCTAAACTAATACCTCTAGCCAAAGAAATACAACTTAATATTAAGAATTATACAGAAGAATTTAACATTGAAAAATCTCTAATGTCCTCAAGTTGGTTTAATATTCTTTATAAAGGTGGTGTTGTTGAAAAACATCAACACGCTGAATCTTGGGATGATGAAAAAGGTAGTATGATTAGTGGTGCATATTATCCTTATGTAGATGAGAATAGTTGTCCACTTATATTTGAAAATGAAGATGAGAATTATGAATCAATTCCAACTAGTGGTATGATGGTTATGTTTCCTAGTTGGTTAAGTCACTACACAAAACCAAATCAAAGTAATAAAAGAATCACAGTAAGTTTTAACACAATAAGAAAAGATGTATATCTTGAAAGAAGTAAATAATGATTATAATTGATATGAACCAAATTTCACTAGCAAGTCTAATGATGGATATGAATATGAGAAAAAGTAATGAAGTAGATGAGGGTATGGTAAGACATATGATACTTAACTCTATTCGTTTATATAGAACACAGTTTACTAAAGACTATGGAGAAGTTGTACTTACTTATGACTCCAAACATTATTGGAGGCGAGAATACTTTCCTAACTATAAAGCTAGTCGAAAAAGAGGTAGAGAAAAGGATAATAAAGATTGGGATAAAATCTTTGGAGTTTTGAATAAAATCAAAGCAGAGTTCAAAGATAATCTACCATACAAATACTTAGAAGTATATGGTGCAGAGGCTGATGATATTATTGCAACTCTATGTAAAAATAATCAAGATGAAAAGATTATGATTATATCTGGAGATAAAGATTTTATTCAGTTACACAAATATCCTAATGTAAAACAGTATAGTCCAATACTAAAGAAGTATGTAAATGACCATAATCCAACTACCTATATAAAAGAACACATACTTAAAGGCGACACTAGTGATGGAGTACCTAATGTTCTATCGCCAGATAATACTTTCGTAGATAGTATAAGACAAAGACCTTTAGGAAGAAAGAAGATTGAAACTTGGTTAGATATACATATAGATGATTTGCCTGAAGAAGTCAAAAGAAATTACCAGAGAAATGATAAACTTATTAACTTGGACAATATTCCAGAGGAACTTGGAAAAGAGATAATGTTTGAATTTAAGGAAGCCCCTTGTGGTGATAGAAGTAAATTACTAAATTATTTTATACAATCAAGATTGAAAAATCTTACTAATGAAATTGGAGAATTTTAAATGCAAGAAACATACTACCCACTCTTTTCTGAAATATTAGAAAGAGTACACAAAGCAAAAACTAAAGATAAAAAGATTGATATTCTTACAACAATATAAAACAGATGCATTAAAGATGTTTCTGAAAGCTGCATTTGACCCAAAAATTCAATGGGTATTTCCAGAGGGAGATGTTCCTTATACACCTAATGATGCACCAGCTGGAACGAATCATACTCTATTGATCCAAGAATCAAAGAAACTTTGGCACTTCATCAAAGGTGCAGACAATGTAACCAAACAACCACAGAAAGAAAATATGTTCTTTCAGATGTTAGAGGGTTTACATGAAAGTGAAGCAAAACTTCTTGTCAATGCAAAGGATAAAAAGTTACATCAAATCTATAAAGGTTTATCTGCAAATGTTGTAAGAGAAGCATTTGGTTGGGATGAAAACTTTGTTGCAGATGAATACCCATCATCTGGTGGTCTTGCAAACGGATAATGAAAGTTACACCAATCTACAGAACTGTATTTTCTCAAAGGAAGCCATCACAGACTTGGAAAGTAAGTGATTCGCAACCTTTAGAAAATACAGATGAAAACCCAAAAAATGACCTCGAAAAACGTAACAAAAACAAATACTTACGAAAACACTTGACAATCCCTCAATCTTCTGTTATATTTATTAAGTAAGATAAAGATTAACAGAGAGAAAGAAAAAGATATGACAATGATTAAAAAGAAGTTTGAAAAGATTGAAGATGGTATTAACAATATGTTAGATGCTGC